CCTAGTTTTGGTTATGGTTGTTTATACGATTGTAGCTATTGCTACATGAAACGGCATAAGCCTAAAGGATTAAGTGTAGCTACAAACACAAACGATATACTTACGGCTATAAACAATCATGCTGTTTTTGCTGTTGTAGATAAACCTAACCAAACACACCCTGTATATACTACATATGATATAAGCTGTAACGAAGACTTTTCGCTTCATGCTAAACATCATGATTGGGTAAGAATTTTTAACTTTTTTAAAGAACACCCAAGCGCCATGGCGTCTTTTGCTACTAAGTATGTAAACCCTGATCTTATTACATTTGATCCTAAGGGTAAGGTGCGAATAAGGTTTAGTTTAATGCCACAAAAAATGGCGGATATACACGAGCCTAATACATCTAAAATAATTGATAGGGTAAAAGCTATTAATACGTTTATAGATGCAGGTTATGATGTGCACGTAAATTTTAGCCCTGTTATTGTATATGACGGATGGTTAGAAGATTATGCTGATNTATTTAATATGTTAAATGATTATGTAGAATATAAATCAGAAGTTTTAGCTGAGGTTATATTCTTAACACATAATAAAAACAAACATGTTGCTAATCTTTTAAGGGCTATAGATTCAGAATCTACCCTATGGACACCTGAGAATCAAGAAGATAAAACATCTCAATATGGCGGTATAAATATTAGGTACAAGCATAATTTAAAACGCAAGTACATTAAAGATTTTATATCTTTGCATACCAAAATAATCCCATGGAACACAATTAGATACATATTTTAAACCAATGGCAATTATTAAAAACTACAATAAAGGAATGGAAGACAAGATTAAAGAAACTATTAAAGAGGTTCAGGATTTGTTAATCTACAAAAACAAATCTTACGGAAACTCTGCTACAAGCCCAGCTAATATATTTAGTAAAGGAAATGCTGTAGATAGCATTTGTGCTAGAATAGACGACAAGCTAATGCGAGTTGCTAACAAAGGAGTATGTAAAAATACTTTAGACACGGTAGATGACTTAATAGGATATTTAGTACTTTTGAAAATAGCCCTATATAAAGAAGATGAAAAAGAAAACAAGTAATTTATTAAAAAAAGCACATTTAATTATAAATGCTGCTACTGGTACAGATGTTTCTAAAACCACAATAGAAAACGCTAGACGTGAGGCTAGAAAGTTATATAGAAAAATAAAGGAAATAGATCCAGAGGTTTATGAAATTATTGAGCCAGAAATCGGAGAGTGAAGGTTAGAATTGAAATAGAAATCAAAGACGATACGTGTGAGGATTTGCAAGCTATCCTAGTCCGAGAGCTTTATGAACAATGTCAATCATGGGTAAATGGGACTGAAATACCCTTTATTGAATTTATTCGTGATGATGAAGATAAAAACATTCCAAAATCTTATTCTGATTTTCAATGGATATGGGATAAAAAAGGAAAGAGCGAAATAAACTAATGCCAGTATATCGTCAAAAAATAATTTATCGTAAAATTGTTGACGGAATAGATACAACAGAAATAATATTGCCTAAAATTATAAATACTGACATAGGATTTGAATTACAGTTTGGATTTTCTGCTCCAAAGGATAATAGCAAGCCTACCTTATTATTAAAAGAATACAAAACACCCAAATCTTTACAGGAATGACAGATGCTGAAAGACTTAGAAGATATAAAAAGTATTTAGAAAAGCTACTTAAAAAAGTTAACGATGCCCTTACAAGACAATACTCCAAAAGAAGATGAATGGGTTTTTATTTATTGGCAATTAAAATGATAACTGTTGNAGACAATATAATAGTTGTTTGGCCTCTCTATATTTCTTAGTAGCCCGTACAGGACTTGAACCTGTATCTACTCTTTAGAAGAGAGTTGTTCTATCCCTTGAACTAACGAGCCAAAACAAAGCCTCCTATAAATCCAACACCTATAGAAAAAGCTTTTGTGTCCCACCATTTTTTTTCTTGAACAATTTTATAAGTCTGAATATTAGTAGTTTGAACATAAGGGTTGCTGTTAACAATGTCAATAGCATATTCTCTCCCTTTAGGTATTCCTAAAAACCCTCTTATTTTTCGGTCCCCTATTACAATACTTGATTCGTTTGGAATTTCTATCCTGTTTAGCGTAAAATTCTTTTCAGTGAACGTACAGCTAAGGCTATAAAATAAGGAATCAATATTAACACTGCCGACAAAAGTGCCACTATCGCTAACAAGAATGCTGTTATCATATTCAATACGTACAGTATCAATGACGGTTTTAGTAATGACTTTAGTAACTGACTCAACTTCTTTGTATTCATCTATTAATTCTTTGAGGCCTTCATTTTCATCCTTAAGAGATGCAAGTTGAGCTTCGTTAATTTCATAAGCTTGGTTGGATTCGTTGAGGTCCTGCTGTGCTCTAAATATTGCTTTTTTACTTTCATTGCTTTTATATGCAAATCCAAATGTTACAAAAGCTAATATAATAATAATTATATTTTTATATTTTGACATATTAAATAATTGCTAAGATATCTGGCTCATGCAATAGCATGTATTCTTCGCCTTCTATGTTAATCATTTGTCCATAGTCACGAAACATAACCTCGTCACCTACTTTTAAGTTTTCTTCAACTTTACTTCCTACGGCTTTAATAAACCCTTCTGGTTTTTGCTCTCTAGTTTCTTCTAGTATAATTATTCCTGATTTTGTTTTTTCTTCAGGAGTTTTTAATTCTACTAAAATTCTGTTTCCTAATAGTCTCATAATTTCACGTTATAATTTAGTTTAGCTTGCAAGCCATTCCATTTGCTCCAAACAAATGCGTGTGCTTTTTTAATGTTACCAATATACCCTTTTTGATCGTGCCACTCATCCGTTGCAGACATTGAAGAAAGATTCCGAACTGTAAGCCCCTGAAGCTCTTCTACAGCTTGCATCTTGTAAGCTTTGTTTGTGTGTAAATGACCTCTATGTACTTCAACATAGCGAACATCGCTCCAAACGTCTCTATAGCGCTGAGAAACGATTCCAGGCAGGTCGTTAATCTTAGCGCCATCTCCATGATCGTTTACGATTAAATTAGCACCATACTTATGTGCTTTCATTTGACACATAGAATTATCTACTACAACATTTTCGTTTTCTTCATAAAACATTTCTAATGCATCTCCAATATGCATCATAGACTCTCTATCGTGATTACCTGGAACAACAGAAACATGAACCTTAGCTAAGTCTGAAAGATAATTAATTACTTGTATAAGCAATTTTCTTCCAGCTCTATATATCTCCATGTGTTTATCACTATTAAACTGCGGAGTGCCTTTTGTGGTACTTGGCACAGGCCAATCTCCATCTGCGTTTAAAAAATCATTTCCAGCTACAAATAAAATTTCATCTATATAAAATCCACTACTTCTTTTTAGCAAATGCTCTATAGCATCTAGCATTCTTTTTTTAGCAATTTCTAAGCTATAATCATCCCCTTCTATTCCTATTTTACCTAAATGTAAATCAAATGCATTTATTTCTAACAAATGAGGATCATGCTCATAACATTCTTTATCTCCAAAAAACTCGGGTATATAACCAAAAAGAGGAACTAAGTCTTTAACCAGTTCCTCTCTAATTTTACCTATATTCATATTAGGATTTACACGTTTTAACCAAGCCTTTGTTCTAAACATTGGTATTGTAATGGGGTTTCTTTCTTTATCAAACCCCGTTACTTCATAAGTTCCTATATCGTATTTTTCTACCTCCCATTGATTAAGATCTACTTTACACGCTTTTATAAGATCATCTAATGACTTAACTCTTTTAGAGTCCTCACAAGTTACTACAGCTCCTTCTTTATTTTCTATAAAAGAAGTTTTCTCTGTAATAGATTGTGGTTCTATTTCTTTTCTTATTTTCCTGGCTATGTTTCTAACCTTTTCATAGTGGGTATTAAATTTAACTGCTGTTTCAGCATACTTACAATTTAATAGCTCAGGATTTTGTAAAAGATATTCTTTTATTTCATCATTTAAAGAATTGTTCGTCTTCATATTTTGGTCCATATCCGTGTTGGGTTTTGAGTTTCACGTTAACAGCTTTCAAGGTATGTTTTTTTCTTTTATTCTTAATTCTTTTCAAGACACGAGTTATTAAGAAGGGATTGTTAATAATGTCATCCTCATTATCCCCCTTTACTATTACGTCTTTGATTATATAGACCGACCCTCTTTTGTCTTCAAATGTCCAATCAGACACCCATATAGGAAGTCTGTCTTTTTCTTCTTTAGGTTTTAACCCCATTGGTGGCTTGTCCATAATTATAATAAAACTATTGCGTCAATTTTGTCAGCTACACTTGTCCATCCATAAATAAAAAATCCATTTCTAGGATCTCCATCGCTACTTAAAGGATTTAAAAGTCCACAAATTTCGCTTAATGTTGTTATGTTTTCTCTACCTGCTGATTTGGTTGTTATAGCAGTATCAGAAGGCTTATTGGGAATAATTGCAGAAAAAACAAGATACGCAAACTTACTAGTATCTGCATTGTTTTTAACATCAGGATAGTTTGTTATAGTTTCGGGAGCCTCTGTACTAATTACAACAGTAAGCAATACTATATCAGTATGCTTGTTGTTAAATACAATATCTTTTAATGTTCCCCCTAACCTGCTATCAAAAAGCATACTTGCATTAGTAGTACCTCCTAAATTAGGAAAAATTTTAACCTTGTTAGTTCTATCTGCTCTTTGTTGTTTATTATTTTGGCTATCTCTTTTTTCTTTTCTTATTACATCAGCAATATCAGCTACACGACTACCAGAGCCTATAAAATCTTTTTCTATAACTGTTTGACTAATTTGTCTTTTTTGAATAGAGCTTGTTGTGCCGCTACTCCCTCCCTTGGTAGAGCCACCACCGCCTCTAGGTACTTCTCTTCTAGCCATTAATAATATCGTTAGATTCTATTAAAGTATAAGTAAAGCTATTTCCCCAAACATCTTTTGCCTTGTGGCAAATTTCCATAAACAATGAAAAATCATCAGCAGCAGCAATTACCTGGCAACCAGCCGACCACTTGTCTATTTGAGTAGATTTTCTACCTGGCTTAGCGGTTGCTCTATGTATATTGATTCCGTAAATCCCTTCTTTAACATTCTCCTCTAACATATCATAAGACTCATCTTTGTTGCCATCACGATAAACCTTTACGGGTTTTTTCTGGCAAAGAGCCTCATATTTTCCTTGGTGAAGTCTGATCTTATGTGAACCACGATATTGTCCTGGCTTTAAAATGGCAACACCATCGGAGTTTAGTAAATTTTCTACCCAATGAGTCCCAGGATCTGTGGTACAGTCAAATTCATGATATTGCCATTCACCCTCTTTGTTTTTGTAAGATATAGTTATCTTATCATCAAACTTGTTTGTGACTTGATCGGCTGTATCAGAGTTTCGGATACCAACAATATTGACATCGTAACCTTTATCGTTACGATCCGAAAACCACTTGTATCCTAGCTTTTCAACAGCGCTTTGTATTTTCTCTCTAGTATACATGCGTGTTAGTTAGATATTAGTCGTCAGTATTAATTCCTGTATCAGGGCCATCACAAAGAAGGAATTGTACCTTTTGCGCAGCAGTTGTAGAATCTACCACCAAGTCATTAGATGCATCACCAGCACCATCAATATGGATTGGAGAAAACATAAACTCACCTGGTTTTAAATCTGCAATTACATCACCATCAGCTTTTACAGCTACTGAGTAATCAGTGTCTACATTTTTAATAAAGCCAAATAATAAATCTTTATGATGTCTAGCTAGATTAATTTGAGTATCACTTGTCCCATTACAAAGCAATTCTCCTGTGCTAATTACAGCAGTGTCGCTTGTACTAGATTGTGTTGTAAAGCTTGGGCTAAAAGTGAACACAACTGATCCTGTACTATCTGTTAATGTAAAGCTACCTGATACGCTTACGCTTGTTGCTTGAGTTGCCATTTTTTTATATTTTTATGTTATACTTCAATTTCTACAGCAAAGTATTCTGCTGTTACTGCATTGCTGGTGCCTCTAGCTGTTGTAGTTCCAGTCCCTCTAATTATTGTAAATAAAAACTCGCCTGGCTTTAATACGCCAATTAAATCATTATCAGTTGAAGCCCCTTCATATATCTCTAAGCTGCTAGTATCATCCATGTTTTTCACATAAATAATTCTACCTACTCCAGGAGCGGCCATAATTGTAGCATCAGAACCTGTTGCGCAGTCAATTCTACCTGAAGCAATTTGGTCTACACCAACAATCGGTAAAGTAAAAGATCCGCTTTGGCTTTGAGAGTAACCAGTTGCAGAATTTGCAGTCATGCTTAGCGAAGCATTAAATGTATAGTTTTGTGCCATTTTATTTAAATTTAAATCTTTCTACAAAAGTAATAAATAATATTTTAATATCCCCCACCACCAGAACTACTTGAGCTCGCAGTATCATTTGAAGATTCTCCTCCGTTAAATCCAGAGGAAGAAGTTGCTGCTTGGCCATGAGTTGATCCTCCCATATATCCAACCTCTCCTTGATAAACGTGTGAATGATAACCTGTTAAACCATTAGATGCAGCATACGCCAAAGCTTCCTCTACAGTGCTATACAAAGGTACTCCGTTTATGTTTGTTAATATAGCCATTATTTTTTAGCAAATTTTTCTATTCCAGCTATTCCAAAACAACCCAAAACTAAAAACAAAAACGATTCATAAACAAACTCATTAATTACCAAGTCTTTACCAGCCCAGCCAGATATAATATCAGCCAGCATAACAAATACCATAACAACAAAAGCAATAAAGCCAATAATAGCTTTTTCGTTCCAAGTGTTATCGTCTTTAAATATTTCAATAAACTTTTTCATATTAATCAAATTGTTTACGCATTCCTCCATCAGAATACTTCATTCCTTTTTTACCTTTTTTAGAATGTCCCCATCCCATATTTTTGTATTTTAAATGCATCTCCTTAGTATTTGCCATAGCAGACTCTCCATTTGGCCCATACATCATATGTTTTTTAAACTTTTTCATTTTCCTTGACCTTTATATATTTTTTTATAACCATTCTGTCCATTACTAGCATTCTTGCTATGTACTCCTTTTCTTTTTGTTGATTTTTTTCTTTGATAAGAAAAAGTATTTTGTCCTTTAGCCATGTTGTTTTCTTCTTTTTGGATATTTATGTTTTACTCCTTTTTTCCTTCCGCCTTCCCCAGCTCTACCTCTATTCTTTTTAGGAGACTCTTTTACAATCTTCCCATTTTTGTGAGAAGCATCTTTTCCGTCTCCATTCCCATAAGACCCTTCTTTTCTATTATGCTTATTAAGAGCAGCTCTTTTGTCTCTAGCCTTTTTAGACTTATGAAACTTTTTATATTCTTTTTTATAATCTCTTTTTACTGGCATTACCTATATTGATCATTAAGCCTTGCTCTTCTTGCTTTACAGCAACACATTTTCCCTCCTGCTTTATATCTACTAACTCTTCCTGTTTTTGTTTTTTCTCTAGAAGCAGCAGCTTTTTCACCCTTGCTTAATTGACTCCAAGTCTTGGGAGTATCTTTACTTATTTTTTTAGTAGGTCTAAATGTGTTTTCTCCACTACTATAATCTGTTTTACCAGAAGGAGTAGTCCAATCTTCTTTGAACCATCTTCTTAAAGCTGCGCCTTTTTTTGTTTTACGTACAGCCATATTAATCGTGTTGAAGCCTCATACCTTGTGAAGCTTTCTTTTTAGATTTATTTCCCCAGTTTTTAACCCCAACCTTACGACACTTAGCCATAGCTCCGCTTCTATAGGCCGAAGTCTTGGGACCATATCTTGATACTACTTTATTATAACATGCATCTTTTGCCATAACTAATCGTGTTGTGTTCTAAGTTTACCACCTTGTTCGTAACAACCCCATTTTCTTAAAGCTTTATTAATTCTAGAATTAGGATCTCTTCTTTTTTTAGCACCAGTTAACTTCTTTTTCATTCCCTTCATTCTTTTACAAAACGAAGCTTTTCTTTTTTTTCTCTTACCTTTTGGCTTTTTTTCTGTTACAGGTGCGCCAACTCCTGCGCTTTTACGCCCTTTTGCGTTTAAGCCTCCAGAAGGACTCTTTCCTTCTTTCCTTTGCCAAGCTGGTGTTTTATATGCCATTATTTAATAATTATTTTTTATGAACCACAGTTTTCACAATCCTCAAAATCATCTACATTGCAAACAGGTTGATCAGAATCTTCTAAATTAGAAGTCCATTCATCAAAATCTTCAAAAGCCATTTTCATACAATAACATCCTTCTGCATCACAATTTGGCTTACCACAATGAAATTGTTTAATTTCATCTTGACTCAAGTTTCTAGTAAAATCATAATAATGTTTAGAGTGCTTAGTCATTCTTAAATATTTTAGTATTAATATTAATTTCTTTATAAGTAATAACAAGATTATATATCCCATTACCTACTTGTAAAGTTATAAAATTAACATTGTTCTTTTCAAGAATTAAACGTCCATTTATATCATAAACTTTAACATCTACAAAATCAGTAAAATACACATCGCCATCTGTTGGATTTGGGTATGCATTAAGAAGATCTTTTCTTATATCATCCATTCCAACAGGGCCTGTCCAACCATCTAAACAATACTCATAAAGATAATCACACGTTTCATCCCACTGTATATCGCAACAATAATTATCTACATCTATTACCCAACTAAAACATTCATTAGGGAGATAATATAAATCTCCAACAAAGCAACCAGCAGAATAATAACAAGAGCTATCTGGTACGTTAGCTTCAATATTATAATTTTCAGCATTTGGATCTGTACATCCTGGTATTATTTCTACACAAGAGTTGTCATCAAAACAAGCATCTTCATCATAGTTTAAAGCTGTTGAATCTGTACAGCCAGATATATAACAACAGCTATTGTTTAGTGTATTAGCTATTGGATTAAAATTCAAAGCTAAGTTGTCTGTACAACCGTAAACAAACTCTTCACAAGACTCGTTACTAGTGTTTGCTATTGGATCATAATTAAACATAGTAGAGTCAATACAACCAAAAACAATGTCTTCGCAACTACCATTATCTGTATTAGCAACGCTATTGTAGTTAAAAGCAGCTGGATCAGTACAGCCGTAGTAATATGGTATACACGCATCCTCTGCCGTAGCAAGTGGATCGTAGTTAAATGCAGTAGGGTCCATGCACCCATAAACGTACGGTATACAACCCCCATTAGAAATATTAGCTATCGGGTTAAAGTTTGACATAGTGTCGTCAGTGCAGCCCCAAATAGTCACAGTCTGACATGATCCATCATCATAATCTGCTATATACCCTTGTGTGTGGTATTCTAAAAAAGAAGAAGATGTGCACCCAGGCAAATAATAACAACTCTCGTCTTCTATGTTTGCTGTATCGCTATAGTTAACAGCTGCTTCGTCCATACAACCCCCTAAAAATGGTTCGCAATAGTTACCACAGTATATAGTAGCTGAATAAGTATTCCATAATGGAGCTCTAAAAGGCTGCAAAGCACCTTGCCCATTACTAAAGAAAGGATTTGATCCTTCTGATAGCAGCGTGTCACCATCTTGGTTTGTTAACATAACAGAGTTGTGTAACGTCTGAAACGCTAGTTGATCTGGAAGTTGTTGTCCATTACCTACCTGAAAGTAATACACCTCAACTTTTTCGCTTGTATTTAAATCTACGTCCCAAGACTCAGAATAAGAACCAGGTCCCATTGTATATGTGTAAGAGCTGTCGCCTTGGGTAATACCAATATATGAGTTACCCCAACCGTCACCACCGTCATCTTCTAGCGTAACAGTAATAACACACTCAGGCACGATGTCCATAGTTGTGGCAGTTGAATCGTAGTTGTACATGGTATCATCCGTACAACCAAGCACGTTCAAAGTCTGACACAAAGATTCGTCACTAATCGTTGTTAGTGGATTGTATTCTACGTAACTAGGATCATCGCAACCTGTTATAACTTCTTCTTCACAGAACGTTGGATCTAAAATTCCAGAGTAAGTTACATTGTCAAAGTCTGGCTCAGGAAGATCCCATAATGTATCTCCATTACAAGCCAGTATAAGAAAGTCTCCGTCTGAATCCCCACCAGTTGACGAACTAGCTAACCCATCGCCATACGTATCCTGTAGCTGTAACTCTGTACCAAAAGTGTATACACAATAGGTATATGTAAAAACTTGATTTGCGTTAGCGTAGTCGTAATCACCAGCTTCAACTTGGTCAACCACCTGTCCACCACTATATAGTATCCAGCTAATCTCAGATGGATAATTATCTAGTGTTAATTGTAGTGTAATTTCTGTTTGGTCTTCAGCACAAGATGTAAGCGCACAAGATCCGTCATCTATATTTGCATACGGATTGTAGTTGTTTGCTGCTTCATCAGTACATCCTTCAACGCAAGCTGATGGAGTATAGTAAATAGTATCTGATGTGCTTCCATCAACAAATTCTAAGAACCAATAGTATTCTTCGCTCCAGTTAGGAGGCATATTAATATTACCAGCGTAAACACCCCATATTCCGTCAACTCCTTGCCCAGGAAAGAAATAGTTTACATTGTCGTTGCCAAAATGTATTTTTTCAATATCACAACTTGGTGAATCATCGGGTGAATCCCAATGATAATACAATAACGATCTGCTGCCTTCTTCTAGCTCAGCACAACCCTCTTCAACCCAAACGTTTTGTATTCCACTACAAGGCGGATACTCACAGCTCATGTTATCTACAACAGCATTAGGGTTATAGTTTAAAGCTTCTGCATCCATACAACCTTCAACGGGTGGTGGACAAGCTAGTAAGTCAAAGTATATAGTATCTGTTAATCCAGAAAAGTCATATGTATAATTTTGTAAATCACACGAGTTAGACAGTCCAAACCATCCTTCACCGTAAGAACAACAAATCCCATCGCCAAAATCATCATACACTACAAAACTATAAGTGCCTACTGGTAAAACAATTAAAGTCTCTTCGTAAGCGTTAGATTCGTACATCGGACTAGAAGCAACTAAGCTGTCGTTTTCAAATATTTGCCAAGACGTTTCCCCAGCATACTGATCTGTTTGCATAGAAACGTTTACCCAAGAGTTTTGTGATACCGCAAACTGCGACCATAAAACACAAAATATTAACAACAACTTTTTCATTAAAATTTACTCATTATTAATTCATCAATATACCCTTGTATTTCTTCTTTTGTAGCCATCATTTTAAAACTTAAATCTGCTTGGTATCTTTTTACTTCTTCTCCATCATCAAATATTACAATAGTAGGAACTACTGCTATACTATATTTTGATTGATTGTTATTAGCTTCTATTAAAAGATTTTTCTTTTCACAATCTCCTAGTTTAGAAAACCAAATAACATCATTAGAGTTATTCCAATCAGCATTAAAATGAACGGCTTTAATCTGTGCGAATGCTCCCTGAGAGAATAATATACATATTATAAATAAAATGTAAACCAAAAATAATTTTCCCTGTTCTTTAGCCATGTTAGTTTAGTTTGTCAATTTTTTCTTCAATTCGTTTCATATCTTCTTTAATCTCCCCCACATCTTCCTGGGTTGTCATAATAGTCTGACGAATCATTTGGTCTTTCATGTCAAATTCCATTCTTGTAACTTCTGGGCTAGGAGGCTCTGGCAACTCTCTTGCCTCAGCTATATCAGCCTGTAATGCAAACCACATTCCCACAATAGTAAATATTAAAACAGCTATACCTGCTAACGTTTTAAGACTTACATTAAAACTTGTATCTTCATTTAATTCTTTTCCCATTATCCTAAAAACATTTTTGCAAAAGCAGCTGCTACAATACCATATAAAGTCCATAAGGCTTTAGAAATATTTTTACGAGCAGAAGTATTTTTATTAACTCTTGAGGTAACTCCACGATCAGGATTTAATAACGTATCCGTAAGATTGTCAATTTTACCATCCATTTTTTTAAGGGTTTTTTCAACAGACCCCATTCTTTCTTTCATAACCGCTATTTCTTCTTTTACCGTAGCCATTAGAATTCAAATCCTAAATTAAACACCATTAATCTAAAAGTTTTAGATGTACATTTATCTTTACAAGAAAGACAAAGCTTAAAATACAAAACAGTTAATTTTCCTAATCTAAAAGAAATTTCATATTTTTCTTTTTTATTTCCAGCTTTAAACCCGTTTATCCAATTTACCATAATCCTATCTTTTTCCGCCATGATATTCTACAGCATGGCCTTCAGTTTTTAATAATTCATTTAAAGAAACCATAGTTAATTTATCTTGACCATCAACAGTGTCTATAAATATTTCTCCTAAGACTCTTCCAAATTTTCCAATTTCTTTAGAGTTAAGAACAAAAGTTTCATTTTCATTTAAAATAGCTTTAACCCTATCTTTGGCAGCTAAGCCCCTTGCTTTTTCTTCTAAGTCTCTAGTTCTAGACTCTGGAGCATTAATTCCAGAAAACCTAACTCTTTTTTTTATGTTTATATCAAATCCAAGATTTATATCTACATCAATAGTATCCCCATCAACTACCCTGTTTAATTTTGCTTTGTATGTATACATTCTAAAATATTATATAATTGATTCCAAATTTAAAATCATACCATTCTCTATTCCAGTATTTGTTATACTTTCCTTCTACAAATGTGCCTAAATGTTTATTTAATTTATAGCCTAAAATTAATCCTCCAGAATAATCATACCACTGATTTCCATTATTAAAATTGTGATATGAATATTCTCCTCCATCATTGTAATGATAAGGAATTAAATTTCCCCAAGAATGCAACCAAAAATCTTTTTTATAATGATAAAAATCAAATCCTAAAACAACAGAATAAACCCATTGGTTAGAAAGCTCATTTCTTTTCTGTTCTGTATAATCTGCTAATACTTGTGGTATAATAACCTCATCCCATACATCTGCACTTGTAGCTACAACATCACCGTCTGGCGCAATATATTGATTGTTAAACACGTCTACAGTATAGCCTTCTTCAATTGCTAAATACGTATAGTGAAGGTTACCATTTGACAAAAGCCAATCGTTTAAAGGATCGTGCCCGTAAGGTTCTGATATTCTCTGTAACGCTCCTAAATTAAAAGAAAGCTTGCTTTTAGAATTAAACCTTAATCTCTGTGTAGCTTCTAAGTATTCTACATCAGCAAATCCATCTTTAACGTATTCTACCTTAGCCATCCATCTTGGCTTTAAATAACGCAAAAAATGATTTTGATCTATATAGGTTTCTCCCTCCTGTCTTCTATAATCTATTTCAAATAAATATTCAAAAGGGGACCTACCTACTGTTGCGGCATCAGAATAAGAACTTTCGGTGCCATCTTTAAACTTTCTAACATCCTCATACTGAAAGCGTTGTATTTTTCTTACGCCTGCGGTAAATGAATAATCGTATGGGGTTTCAACTGTTGAGGTTTGCAATCCTTGCGAAACAGAAAATATATCCTCATCAGATAAAGATGTTCCGCCATTAGCTGCTACATAGAATGTAGAAAACTTAAATAAATTTTTTACTTGTGCCTGTGTATTAACACAAACAAACATAAATAATATGATAATTAATCTAACCACTTGTTAAACTTGGATATAAGTTATTATAATACTCTTGTAATAAAACAACATTAGCTGCTGTTAAGGCTTTATCAAATATTAAAACTTCAGCCATTTCACCAGCAAAATCTCCTGCGTCATTACTTAACGCNCCTATGTGTGAAATTTGAAACTCTGTATCACTTGGGTTTTCCTCATTATCTGGATAGCCCGATTGGCCCCCTGAGCCGCTTCCGTTTAATAAATCTTCACTAACTAAATTAGCCACATCATACACATGAACCTTTTCTTGATTATCTGTAGCATTTTTTTCTTTTATAAAAATTAGTAATTCATTTTGATTGGTTAAATAAGAATTACCACTAGCTCCTTTATCCGAAACAGCACCCCTACTTCCTACAGAATAAGCAATCGTATTATTTGCTCTAATCTGATGAAAAGCGTTTGGAGCAGATCCATTAGTTCCATTAAATCTAAATAATAATGTATTTGCATTTAGTTTCATTTGATTTATACCCCCACTAGAGCCACCTAAAAAAGCGTCAGAACTTGGCCCTCCTTCTGCTCTAAAAATACAAACAAAAGAAAAGTCTCCACTTGCGGTAACTACAGCTGCATCAAGAGGAAGCCTATCATTACCTCCATCAAACCCTAATGCACGTCTTGAAGCAGTTGCTAAATCAGCAACAAAAAGTCCTGGCCTATTGGCTGCTGCATCTGGTAAAGTAGCATATCCACCAGCTGATCCTAAATTTGAAATTCTCATTTCTGTAGTTGCCCAGTTTGTAAAGTCACGAAGGCCATCTCCTGATCC